ATCCTGCGGAGGTACGTGGAGGACTTCGGCGGGGCAGATCAGGTTTACGTGGAGCGTGACGGCAAGAGGCTCATGTACGCCGATCTGGTCAAGGAAGTCGAGCCCAAACCATAAACTGCACAATGCCTCCGGCGCTTCATTGTGTAATAAGTAGAAAGTCCCGGAAAGGCCCAAAATGAGCTGGTTTTCGAGAAAAACAACTTGCTATTACGGCCCTTTAGAGTGATTAATACACTACCCGAAGGGAAGTGCCCCACGGGACATTCAAAAACGGAGGTACATTATCATGACGAACATGAACATCAGACTTGCAACCGACAACCGCAAGGTCGCAGCCCAGAGGCTGGCCGAAATCATCGGTGGGGTTCCCCGCTATACAAGGGCTCCCAGATTTGCCTACGAGGTCGGACCTTACTTCATCGAGAAGGACGGCACGGTCACGGTTTCCGAAGGCGCAGGCGCTGAGCCGCTCATGGCACTGGCTGAGGAAGGCTTGCTGGAGCCCTTTAAGACTGAGGCTGAGGCTCCCACGCAGGAGGCCGACACGGTGGCTACGGAGCCGCAGGAACCCACTGCCGAGGAAGAGACCGGCGACGATGTCGAGGGCCTGACGGTCAGCCTGCCGCTGGATGGCTTCGATCCTGACAGCCTTGACCGCCTGCAGAAGCTCATCGACAGCAAGGCTCGCCTGATCAAGAAGGCCACCGACGCCACCTGCCTGACGATCCGCAGGAGCGAGGACCGGGTCGAGTTCCCCTGGTGGGACAACATGCCGGAACCGGAGGAGACACAGGCTTACATGAGCCTGATCGCCGCCCTCTCCAAGATGGCGAAGGAAGCCACGCGGGTGACTGCTACGGAGAAGGAAGTGGAATCCGAGAAGTACGCCTTCCGGGGTTTCCTGCTCCGGCTGGGCTTCATCGGTGCGGAAAGTAAGGCCCAGCGGAAAATCCTGCTGAAGAACCTCTCCGGCAGCGCAGCCTTCCCCAACAAGGAAAAGGCTGACGCCTTCAGCGCGGCCCAGAAAGCCAAGCGGGACGCAGCCAAGGCAGCCGCCAGCACCGAAACCGCCACCGATGCGGCGGAGGATAATGCTGAGGAGGTGAGGGCATGAATTATCCTTCCAGCGAAACGGTCAAGCGCATCCGCAGGGAGTACCCAGTGGGAACCCGCGTGGAACTGGTGAAGATGGACGACCCGCAGGCTCCGCCCGCGGGCACCATCGGTGAGGTGTTGGGTGTTGACGATACCGGCTCCCTCCTGATGCGCTGGAGCAATGGCTCCGGGTTGAACGTGGTCTACGGCGAGGACGTCGTGCGGAAGGTATAACCCGCGCAAAATACACAAGAAAACAGGCTGTATCTTTGTGCGGTTTATGCCCTGGAATCCGGCAGATATAACTTGCTATATTCTCCGTTTAGAGTGATTAATACACTACCGAAAGGGAGCGGAAAGCCCCAAAACAAAAGGAAAACGGAGGATAAGACCATGACAGAGAAAACCGCACGCCAGATTGAGAACCTCAAGAACCAGACCATCGGGGTCGAGGTCGAGATGAACAGCATCACCCGCAAGGCAGCCGCCCAGATCGCCGCCGAGTTCTTCGGAACGGGACGCTTCGAGGACACCGCCCGCCGCAACGGGTACTACACCTGGAGCGCATGGGACGCCAGCGGCCGCGAGTGGAAATTCCAGCGCGATGTCAGCATCAGCGGACCGGACGCCGAGAAGTGCGAACTGGTCACCCCGATCCTCCGCTACGAGGACATCGAAACCCTGCAGGAGCTTTGCAGAAGGCTCCGCAAGGCGGGCGCCAAGAGCGACGCCACCCGCGGATGCGGGGTCCACATCCACATCGGAGCGAACGGGCACACCCCGCAGACCCTCCGAAACCTCGCCAACATCATGGCAAGCCACGAAGAGCTTTTGGTTGACGCCCTGAAGCTGGAACGGAACAGCAACCGCTACGGACACTACTGCAAGCCGGTCAACCACAATTTCCTCGACCTCCTCAACCGCAGGAAGCCCGCCACCATGACGCAGCTCGCGGACATCTGGTACAAGGGCAACGGCGCGAACTACGGACGCGACCAGCACTACAACGACAGCCGGTACCATATGCTCAACCTCCACGCCACCTTCACCAAGGGGACCATCGAGTTCAGGCTTTTCCAGTTCGACGCCCCGGCGGACGGCAAGCGCAACGGCATCCACGCCGGACAGCTGAAGAGCTACATCCAGCTTTGCCTCGCGCTGAGCGAGATGGCGAAGGAAGTCAAGACCGCCAGCCCCAAGCCCCAGCAGACTGAGAACCCCAAGTTCGCGATGCGCACCTGGCTGATGAGGCTGGGCTTCATCGGAGAGGAATTCGCCACCGCGAGGGACTTCCTGACCAGGAACCTTACCGGGGACGCAGCCTTCCGCAACGGCCGCGCCGCTTGAAGGGCACGGAGGACTTAGCCTCCTCCTACCGAACCCGCCACAAGGCGGGCTTTCGGTGGTAGAAGGGTGAGCCCTTCAGAAAGGATGGTAAACAAAATGGCAAAAAGATACTACATAGCCTACGGCAGCAACCTGAACGTGCCGCAGATGCGCTGGCGCTGCCCACGGGCGACGATACTCGGCACGGCGAACCTGACCGGCTGGGAGCTGCTTTTCAAGGGCAGCAAGACCGGCTCCTACCTCACCATCGAGGAATGCGATGGCGGCTCCGTTCCCGCGGTTGTCTGGGAGGTGACGGAATCGGACGAGAAGGCGCTGGACCGCTACGAGGGCTTCCCATCCTTCTACTACAAAAAGGAGCTGCGGGTGCAGTACAAGGGCATCCGAACGGGACGGCGCAGGACGGTGACTGCCTTCGTTTATATCATGCACGAGGACAGGCCCATCGGCATCCCCAGCGACTGCTACATGAGAACCTGCCTCGAGGGGTACGACACCTTCTTCTTCGACAAGAGAATACTGGCGGCGGCCTATGACAAGTGCGTGGAGGTGTGTAGAAATGAAGAGTGATGTGAGAGAAATCAGGGTGTGCCCGTTGTGCGGCAAGACCTACGGCGAACCTCCGGCACTGTCCAGAACGGACAATGAGACGCTCATCTGCCCGGACTGCGGGACGCGGCAGGCGCTGGCTGACATAGGGGTGGATGAGGAGGAGCAGGAGAAAATCCTCTCCATCATCCACCGGACCCGCCCATAAATACACCAGTTTCCGGGCCGGATCTTTGTGCACATTATGGGCGGGAAACTGCCCATAATTAACTTGCTGTATCTCCGGTTCAGAGCGAATATGTCCATACCGAAAGGGAAAACACACCAAACGGAGGACAAAACCATGACGATCAACGAAGGAATGAAGACCTACAGACTGCCGAACCCCACGACCCCGGAAGACCTCGAATGCCGCTGGAGCAAGCTCCTGACCTTTGGAGACAAGGTGGTCATTGCCGGTTATTACTACCAGCACAAGAAGCCCTGCTACTTCGGGGCAACCTACGAATTCCTGACCGACGACCATACCTGCGAAGGTGCCATCGGGCTTCGGGCGGTCAGCGAGGTCGAGTTCGAGGATGACGGTCATGCAATCGCCTGGGCGATGGCGCACTGAGCCGAGGGAGGTGCCGGGATGAACTACGCAGAGAAGATGGAACGCGAGTCCCGCCTGATGGGCAGGATCGCCGACTGGATGGAGGCGCATGGCAGGGTCCTTTCCGACCGCCAGCGCAGCAACGCTTACACCGGGGTACGCATCCGGGAAATTGAATGGCGGGGTCGGACTTACCGCATCGTGGATGTGGACGGGATGACCTGCCAGATCGAGCGGCTGTAAGGAAAACCGCCGCCGGGAACGGAGCCGAAAGGCTCTGTGTCTCGTACAAATGTACACAATCCGCGGGCTGTATCTTTGTGCGGTATATGCCCGGAAACACGGCAGATATAACTTGCTATCCTCCGCACCTGACGGTAATATGCACATACCGAAAGGGAAAACAAAGAAAAACGGAGGGCAAAAACCATGACGAACGCATACGAACTGAGGACCCACTTCTTCCTGGAAGACTACAACACCGCAATCACCCGCAAGGATTTCGAGACCTTCTTCACCAAGACGAAGGAAAAGGTCACCTTCACCTTCAACGGCTGGGACGGCAAGAGCTACGACGGCGAGAGCCGCAGGGCGACGGTCTACCGCACCACGATCAAGGGCTTCGAGGGGGTCAGGCTGGTCAAGGTCGGCAAAGGGCTGCACTACATCGACGAGGACAGCGCGGTGGTCGAGAAGGCCACGGGCGAGAGCCACCCGGAAGCCGAATGGCTGGTCGATGTGAAGAAGGCTTAAGATAGAAAAACAGAAAACCGGAAGGAACCGGAGCCGGAAGGCTCTGTTCCTCGTATACGACGGTCGCGCCGGGGATGGCGGGGCTGCTTTTTTATGTTTGGAGAACCCCAATGAAATACTTGATTGACCGGGCAGACCTGCCCTATGACGCCTTCGTCAACGACCCGTCATGGCTCTGCCCTGTCGATGATGAGGAAGGAGGCGATGGCAATGCCGATGCGGAAAATGAAGAAGTACAAGCCGACACGGTTCATGGCGAAGGACAGCCGGTACGATAAGGATGCCGCCGACTTCGCCGTCATGTTCATTGAATCGCTCTGCCACACCAAGGGTACCTGGGCGGGGCAGCCCTTTGAACTGATCGACTGGCAGGAACAGATCATCCGCGACCTGTTCGGCATACTGAAGCCCAACGGCTACCGGCAGTTCAACACGGCATACATCGAGATACCCAAGAAGCAAGGCAAGAGCGAGCTTGCGGCCGCCGTGGCGCTGCTGCTGCTGTGCGGCGACGGCGAGGAACGCGCCGAGGTGTACGGCTGCGCCGCCGACCGCAACCAGGCGAAGATCGTCTTTGACGTGGCGGTGGACATGGTGCGGTTTTGCCCGGCGCTGTCCAAGCGGGTGAAGATTCTGGAATCCCAGAAGAAGATCACCTACCTGCCCACCAACAGTTCCTACCAGGTGCTTTCGGCGGATGTGGCGAACAAGCACGGCTTCAACACCCACGGAGTCATCTTCGACGAGCTGCCCACGCAGCCCAACCGGAAGC